AGGAAGAATAATGGTGCTGTAAAAGGTGTCTATAGGGGTCAAGGTAGACCTCCTAAGATAAAGGAAAAGGAAACTAATGCTCTAACATTAAAGGCACTTAAAAAGGCTTTTGGTAGTGAGGAAAAGGCTTGGATTCATATAGCCCAGAAAGCCTCTGAGGGAAACTTTAACTACACAAAGATGCTGTGGGAGTACCGTTATGGTAAACCAAAGGAGCAGCAGGAACTAAATGTAAATACTAACTTGAATATCCCAATAGTGGATTTCACTAAACCTAAAACTATAGATGTCGACCACGAAGAAGTCACCGAGACAAAGAAGAGTCCACCAACAGATGGAGATGCCAGATGACTTTTGGAATTGGATAGTTAATCCAATACTAGGGTATCATGATGGCAAAAGGGAAAAATCTAAAAATAAAATATCTACAGATTGACAGATAGTAATTACATAGGGTGTTATGGGGAATTGTTGTTCTTTGCTGAATGTACAAAGAGAGGTTTTACAGTTAGTAAGCCTCTGTTAGATTCAAGCCCTTATGATTGCATTGTAGATAATAAGGTTGACTTATTTACTGTCCAGATAAAATCCTCTGGTAAACATCCAAGAGAGGATGATCCAAATATCCAAGTGCCTATACAAAACAGTAAGCAACTATACACCACAGAATTAGTAGACTACTTCGCTATATACTCCACATATTACAATGGGTTCTTTATGATTAAGAACAATGGGGATATGCAGGGAGTAAGGGTAAGTCTATCTGGGAAGTGGAAGGATAATTTCAATAACTATAAATTCATTAGAGATGTTAACATTTTATAGGGATTTAGCTAGGGGTAAACAATTGGAGGAGATGGTACTTTCTATAGTTAAGGCTAAGTATCCTAGTGCCTATATTAAGGATGGGTACTATAAGGAATGGGATATATTTGTTCCTGAGGTTGGTGTAGGTGTTGAGGTAAAGTCTGATGAGAAGAGTAAGTATACTGGGAATATAGTAATAGAAGTTGAATTCAATGGGAAGCCATCAGCTCTATCCACCACTAAGGCGGATTATTGGGTAATATATGATGGGTATAAATTCAATTGGTTCAAGCCTTCTAAGATTCAACAATGCATTGAGTCTAACAATCTGAGGGTTGCTAGATTTATTGGCAAAGGGGATGACAAATATAAAAAAGCATATTTAATAAAAAAGGAATTATTATACAATTATTGTGAGAACAACTAAAGAAGGAATATTATTTTACCATTTAATTCAAGGGGATTATTTACCTTGTTATTGTCCAAAATATTTAACAGATAATGATTTATGGTAAACAAGATAGAACTCCACCCAAAGTACCAACCATTATTTAACAGCGACAGCCGTTACTTTGTAATAACAGGAGGAAGAGGTTCTGGTAAATCGTTTGCCGTAAATACATTTCTTCCCCTCCTTACCTACGAACAAAACACTAAGACCTTGTTTACTCGTTACACCATGAGTAGTGCGGAGATGAGTATTATCCCAGAGTTTAGGGAGAAGCTAGAGATTATGGCTGTGGAGGATCAGTTTGCCATAACCAAGACTGAAATAAGGAATAAGGTAACAGGGAGCTCCATATACTTTAGCGGTATCAAAACAGCCTCTGGAGACCAGACAGCGAAGCTAAAATCAATTCAAGGGGTAAATACCTTTGTCCTTGATGAGGCTGAGGAATTGAACGATGAGACCTCCTTCGATAAGATTGACTACTCTATTAGGGCTAAGGGCGTGAAGAATAGATGTATTTTGATACTAAACCCCACCACAAAGGAACATTGGATATACCAAAGGTTCTTCCAGAATAGAGGTATCCCAGATGGATTTAATGGGACTAGGGATGGGGTAACCTATATCCACACCACCTACCTAGACAATGAAAACAACTTGTCCCCTTCATTTGTAAGGGAACTTAGGAATATGGAGAAGAATAACCCTAAGAAATACCACCACCAGATCATGGGAGGGTGGTTACAGAAAGCAGAGGGAGTTGTATTTAATAATTGGCAAGTAGGTAAATTTAATAATGAGATAGATTCAATATTCGGATTAGACTTCGGATTCTCGAATGACCCTACTGGGCTTGTAGAAATTGCCATAGATAAGGAGCGAAAGGTTATTTGGCTAAAGGAATTACTATATAAGAAGGGCTTAGTAACTTCCCAGATATACGATAGTTGTGTTAGATATTGCGGTAGGAATTTAATAGTAGCCGACAATAGTGAGCCACGATTACTTAGTGAGATGAAGATGAAACAAGTCCCACTTAATATTACCCCTACAATTAAATTTAAAGGGTCTATAGTTAGTGGTATAGCCCTCATGCAGGACTACAATATAAATATAGAAGGGGAGAACCTCCTTAAGGAATTCAATAACTACATTTGGGATATTAGGGGAGTAAAGCCAGTTGATCGATACAACCACCTTATAGACGCTGCGAGGTACGGAATTCAATACCTGCTTACTAGGTCAGTCCCTAAAGGAATGTATATTATAAGATAATTTGGTAGTTTAAAAATAATTTGTATATTGCATCAAGAATGTTTTTTTCAATATTTGATATATATTTAATTGTTTGATAGAAGAGGTAGTTTAATCGCTGCCTCTTTTTTTTGTAATATATTTTGGCAGATGGAAAATAATTTATATATTAGCAGTATAATTCTAAACAAAGATAATTATGGAACAAAGTAAAAAAGAGTATTATAGAGACTTAATAAGAAGTAGTAATGGGAAGATATTCCATGTTGAGTACTTCAAGAAAGGCGGAGAATTCCGCAAGATGAACGCTAGAATTGGTGTTAAGAAAGGTGTTAATGGTAAGGGACTAAAGTATGACCCATTTGAAAAAGGATACCTTGTAGCATTCGATATGGAAAAGGATGGGTTCAGGAATATAAATCTAAATACAATACAAAGCATTTCACTAGTAAAAGAATAATTATGGGAAATAAGGTAGATAAAATTAGCGATCTTGAATGGGAGGTTCAAAAGCTAACAGAAATTAAGGATAAGTTTAAGGCTAGGGCTAGACAGCTAAAACGTCAACTTGCCCATAGAGAGTATGACCATGTAGAGATGGTGGGGTTAGCGTTGCCTCAAGTAACTAAGAAGGGAGATGTTATAGATAGAATGTATATAGAATTTGAGTCTAACTTTAGTGGGGACTTTTATGCGGTGGAGGTAGACCCTTACCAGTTCGTAACTTGGATAGGGGAGAAGGAGGTTAAATCCATTAAGGAATTCATTAAGGTAAAGGTAGACCAGTTATGATAAACTTAGAAGTAAAATTAACGGAAGAGGAGTTTGCCACCCTTGAAGAATGTTTAGCTTATTGTATTGGCAAAAGAAAGCAGTATGGTTTAACTACCAAGATACACAGAAAGGTGTTGAACAAGATCGAGAAAGAATATTTAAATTCAATAGGTAATGGTAGAGATAGTAAGTAATTGTTGTGGAGCTCCTTTAGTTCCAATCGAAACTGAAATTTGCTCAGAATGTTACGAGCATTGCGATATAGTTCGCCTCGTATAAATGTAAATTCAATAGGTAAATGTGAATTCAATAGGTATAAATTCAATAGGGTAGGGGTCGATGATTTCTGCCCTTTTTACGTTTATTTAGACTAAATATAAATTAACAAGTTTTCAACAATTATTGCCAAAAAAGTTTTTACCCTTATCAAATTGCGTTATATTTGATGCATCAACAAAATTATTATTAATCAAATATTGACACAATGAAAAAACAATTTTATAAAGTACTTGAAATATTACAGTACAGTTTTTTAATACTGCTATTCTTATACATTTTTATACGAACAATTTTAACATATATATAATATGAACTTATTAACTCAAAACGCCAAATTAAAAGAGACTAGTAAAAAACTAGGTATTAAAATATTGAATTTTAGTATACCCGCTTATAAAAGCGTAACAGGTGAAACAATATGCAAATACGCAAAAATTTGCGTTAAGTATTGCTACGCTCAAAAGGGCAATTATACACGCTTCCCAAAAATAGGGGAACTTATGGAGCAAAAATTTATATTA